TTGCCAAGCGGCTATCGGCACGAGACTCTGAACGGCTGGCAAATACGCTGAAAGACGCACTGGAAGCCGGCGAGGATGCGCTTGAAGCGGTATTGGCTGAGCTGGATGCCTGGGAAAGCCAGCACCCAGCCACATTAGCGCTGGAAGAATCGGTAAGGGCAGGAAATGCGATCGCAAAGATGCTGTATGGGATGGCTGGGGTAGCTTACCTGCGCTGGTACACGTATGGATCAAAACCATGCCCATACTGCGATGCCAAGAACGGCGTGGTGGTTGGAATTGATGAAACATTTGAGCAAAAAGGCAACGAAATTGCGCCAGAGGGTGCAGAACCAATGGCGATTGGACAAGATATCGGGCATCCGCCATTACACAGCGGGTGTGAATGCGTGATCGGGGGCAGGATAACAGGAGACCATTATGAGTGAACATACCTTTTCACCTGATGTTGATGTTCGCACAATCCAAATGGAGATGCGCGTGGACACCCCGGAAAGCGGGGAACCGCCAAAGATCGTGGGCTATGCGGCGATGTTTGACGCGCTAAGCCAAGATTTGGGTGGATTTGTGGAACGGATTGAGCGCGGCGCATTTGCTAGGTCACTGGCTGAAGGGGCGGATGTGCGGGCGCTGTTCAATCATGACAGCAACCTGATCCTGGGTAGGACTAAAGCCGGAACGCTGGCGGTTCGTGAGGACGCCCAGGGGCTGGCAATTGAGATCATCCCACCTGACACCAGTTATGCACGAGATTTATTGGTGTCGATTGAGCGCGGGGATGTCAGTCAAATGAGTTTCGCATTCCGAACGCGAGTGGATGAATGGGATACCGCTAAGAATCCGGCGGTTCGAACGCTGAAGGATGTGGAATTGTTTGACGTATCACCTGTAACTTATCCGGCGTACACACAAACGTCGGTGAGTGTACGTGCGCACGTTGCCACGATGGAACGGGAACGCCAGGAGGCGCTGGAGCGCCAGGCGGAACCTGAAGCCGATGATCCGTTGGTGGTGGACCGCTACCGGGCGCGGCTTGAAGTGACCAAGCGCAAGTAATCGTATTGGAACAACGACCATAAGGACGTGGAAAATGAATCCTCGTGAAATCCTCGAAAAACGCGACAGCATTCTGAAGGAAGCTGACGCCATCGTTGCCCAGGCAGAAAAAGAAGGGCGCAATATCAGCGAAGAAGAGCGCAGCAAGATTGACGAAGCTTTACGCCAGGCGGATGCCATGAAAGGCGATGCCGAGCGCGTGGAGCGTCTGGCAGGTGTGCGCTCCAAGAGCGATCAGGTCAGCCGTGAAATCGGCATGTCGGATGCGGACGTGAAGCAGTACAGCTTCCTGCGGGCGATTGACGCCGCTGCTGAAGCTGCACGCGGCAATCCGGATGCCTGGAAGCGTGCCGGTCTTGAACTTGAAGCCTCTCGCACGCTGGCAGCCAAACTTGGGCGCGAGCCGCGTGGTTTCTTCGTGCCGGTTGATGTGACTGGCAAGCGCGACCTGAATCCGGATACCGGATCAGCGGGCGGGTACCTGAAAGCCACCGACTTGCTGGGCGCGTCGTTTGTGGACTTGCTGCGCAACAAGATGGTTGTGCAGGCTGCTGGGGCGACCATCCTGGGCGGTTTGGTTGGAGATGTGGCGATTGCCAAGCAGAGCGCTGGCGCAACCGCATACTGGGTTGCCACCAGTGGATCGCCCACCGAATCGCAACAGACCATCGGGCAGATCTTGCTGCAGCCGAAGACTGTTGGAGCCTACACCGACATCAGCCGAAAACTGATGAAGCAATCCAGCGTTGATGCTGAATCGTTTGTGCGCAACGACCTGACCAAAGTGCTGGCGGTAGCCATTGACCTGGCTGCCCTGCACGGCACCGGCGCTGACAACCAGCCGACCGGTATTGCTGCAACCAGCGGCATCGGATCAGTGGCGGGCGGCACGGATGGTTTGGCACCGGCATGGTCCCACATTGTCAAACTTGAGACTGAAGTTGCTCAGGACAATGCCGACATCGGCAGCCTGGCATACATCACTAATGCCAAAGTGCGCGGCAAGTTGAAGGTAACCCCGAAGACCGCCACGTATGGCGACATCATGGTGTGGGGTGAAGGTCCTACGCCGTTGAATGGTTACAAAGCACTTGTCACCAACCAGGTGTCCAGCACCCTGACAAAGGGTTCCAGCACCGGCGTTGGTGTGTGCTCGGCGATCTTCTTCGGCAATTGGGCGGACTTGCTGATTGGCATGTGGGGCGGTTTGGATGTGTTGGTTGATCCTTACACCGGCTCAGCCAGCGGCACCGTGCGCGTGACTGCATTCCAGGACGTGGACATTGCTGTTCGCCATCCTGAATCGTTCGCCGCAATGTTGGATGCCCTGACCGCGTAACCTTGAGACTAAACCAGGCGCCTGAGAGCAGGCAGCAGGCGCCTGGTGGAGGTACTGATGAGAATCATCATCATACGAGACACAGTGGCAGACGGCAGGCCGGTTTTTGTTGACGAGACGGTTGACGTGAAACCGGAAACAGCGCAGTTGTTGATCCAAATGGGGAAAGCGCGGATTGCGCCGGACGCCAGGCGGATTGAAACGGCTGAAGCGCCTCCAGAAGAGACCGCTGTGGCACTACGAAGACCCCGGAAGGGGAAGGAGTAAGACATGGGACTGATTGGAACCCTTTACGAAGATTCAGTGGTGTCAGTTGAAGCCTACAAGGTGGATGCTGACAATGAAGCCGTCACCGGCGCCGGCGTGGACATGCTGGGATATTCCGGCGTGTTATTCATTGGTGTGGTTGGCAAGGGTGAAGTTGCTACGCATAGCATCAAAGCGCAGCAAGACAGCGACAGCGCTTTTGGTACGGCAGCAGACCTGTTGGGAAGCGCCAAGTCTTTTGCCAGCGCTGTAGCCACCTGTGGACAGGTCATCCTGGACATCCACAAACCGCAAGAGCGCTATGTACGTGCGCTTTTGACCGTGGCGAACCTCACCACAGCCGGACCGGCTTTGATCCTTGCGATCAAGTATGGCCCGGTGAACAAGCCGACGACCAACATGGCGGGTGAGCTGCACGTCAGCCCGGCTGAAGGCACGGCATAAACTTCAACGATGGGCGCCCTGGTTGTATGACAGGCTGGGGCGCCCGGTGGAAGGAACGCGGATGAAAAACAAAGGTTATTCAGTCATCCTGATTGTCCTGAAAAGCACCGTAATCGATGGGGTTGAGCATCCGCGAGGCAGTGAGATGTTCGTGGATGTCGAAAAAGCGCAGGCTTTGACGGCAAAAATGCCGGATCGCCTGGCAATTGCAATGCACGAAACGAAAACCCTACCTGAAGAAGAGAGTGAGGACGCATGAGCCGAGCCCAGACGTACTGCACGGTGGCTGACCTAATTGCTGACAGCCCACAATTGCCCGGGGATAAAGGCAACCTGTTGGATTACATCCGGCGGGCGTCTGCGGCGATTGAGCGCACATATGGCACCTTCATTCCGGTGACTGAAACACGGTACTTCAAGGGTGACGGCGGGGACACAGAGATTGTGGATCCAATGCTGGCTGCCACGAGCGTGAAAGACGCCGATACCAGCCTGACGAGCGCGGATTACAGCCTGGAACCACTCAACCGCTGGTGGCCCAATGGTCCATACACCAGGTTGGTATCGGTAGCAAGTGGATGGTCTGATGACGTTGAGATCGCCGGAAGGTGGGGCAAGTACGAATTCAGCGAAGCAGTTGGGCTGACGGTCACACAATTGATCGGAGATACCACGATGATCGCCACCAATGGCGCAAAACTAAGCCCTGGCATGATTACGCTGGTGGAAACCGAGCAGGAACTGGTAACAGCCGGAAACGGCGGCAAGAATAGCCCGGCTCCTACGCTGGCAACCTCCCTGCTGAATGGGGCGGTGACAGCCGCGGCGGATGAAATCACCGTGGACAATGGCGCGGAATTCTTTGAGGGTGAGACATTACGGATTGAAACCGAAGATGTTTACATCTTGAAGATTGTCGGACATGTCCTGGTTGTGGCACGTGGTTGGAATGGAACGAAACGGGCAGCGCATGCCAACGATGTGGCTGTTTACGTGTACCGGACTTTCACAGTTGAGCGCGGCGTGAATGGAACTACAGCAGCTGCACACACCAGCAAAGCGGTGTACCGATATAAGGCGCCTGAGATTGTGGCGCATTTTGCCCGGCAGATTGCGATCTTGATGATCGGGAAGGCGGGCACAGGGTACACCGGACGCGCAGGAACGGATGACAATGGCGCGGTTTTTTACATCAACGAGTTTCCACGGCAAGCGCAAGAAATTCGGCAAATGTACGGATTGTGGGAGTAGGCATGGCAGTACGGTACTCAGCGGATGCTAAGGAAGTGAAAGCCCAGATTGAGCGCTTGAATCTGGTGCAAAAACGCATTGCTGGGGGGATGCTGGCACCTACCATGAAACGGATGGTGGCAGTTGTTCACCAGCAAGCCACGCGCAACCTGGGCAGCGCAGCAAGTGCGCACCGATCGTCAATGAGCAGCAGTTATGGCACGGCATTGACGCCGGTGAACGAAGCATTGACCAATTCCATGCTGCAAGGCACAACGGTCACCGGAAATGGCGGGATGCCAGTCGGCAAGGTGAGCGCCATCTCTCAGCGGCGGGTGTACTTGAACAGCATTGAAGGCGGACGCCCGGCGGGCAAGTACCCATCTTATGCAAAGTTGGCTGCCTGGGCTGAAAACACATTGGGGCTGGATGGTGAGAGCGCAAAGGCTGCCGGCAAGCAACTGGCAAAAGCAATTGGCAGGTCTGGCATCAGAGCCAATCCGACAATGGCGAAAAGTTATGAAGAAGTGCGCGCGCAAGTGGATGCAATGGCAAGCCAGGCAACAGATCAGGTCATCAAAGATATGGCAGGACGGTGAGCATGGCAGTGCAAGATTGGATTGACGAGGTGGCAAAGTTAGCCGGTGAAGTCAGTGATGGACAGGGGCGGTTTGTGGCGTCTTTCAGGGTGTACGAACGCAACGAAATGCCAACCGCCATCCTGGAAGCGCCGAGCGCGGTGACATTTGTTACCGGAACGCATGCAGAAATCAGCCAGGGCGGATGCCGTGAATTTACCTACGGGATCACCGAATTCCACCTGGAAATGAGCGCTGATCGGGCACTGCTGCCGGGCGTGATGCTGTTTATCCCCAGGATACGCAATGCTTTTGCAGCGCACATGAAACTGGGCGGCAAAGTGGCTTACATTGCCCTGGATGCGGATGCAAGACCAAACATTGAGGGACCGGTTGTATTTTCTCGTGATACGGAAGCACCCCGTTGGGGCTTGATCGCCCACTGGGTTGTCAAAGAAGACATTTCAGACGAAGTGTCCATATCCATATAAGAGGTGAAAAATGGGTGAAAGAGTTTTCAATCAAGTGCAGTACGGTCTGGAATCGTCATCGGCGCATGGCACCCAGGTGGCGACCACCCGGCGATCACTCGGTACGATCAGTGTACCGGCAGACCGGAAACCTACCTTTCCTGAAGACACGCTGGCATTACGAGCGCGATCCGCACGGGCGGTAGTCTATCAGATTGCGGCTGACAGCGTACCCTGGAAGATGGAACATCCGATCTTTCAGGAAATGCCGGCGATCTTCTCGTGCGGTTTGAAAGGCGCTGTGACAGCCGCTGAACAGACGCCCAGTAAGGGTGATTATCTGTGGGATTTCACGCCGTCACTGACAGCCAGTAATGCGCCGGATTCGTTATCGCTGGAAGTGGGTGATGATGTTGAGCAGTACCTGATGGAATATGCAATGGCAAAGCGCATCACCATCGGCGGAAAACTTGGGGCGGATGAGCCGTTGAAGGTTGAAGCGGAATTATTTGCGCGGCAAGTCACGCCAGGCGCATTCACGGCGTCGCAAGCAGCGCACGCTACACCAGAAGCAATGATCGCTGATCTGACCAAGTTCTACATTGATCCGGCATGGGCAAGCCTGGGCAGCACCCAGAAAACCAGCCTGCTGCGGGAATTCAGCATCGAAATCCTGACCGGTTTGCATCCGAAGTGGCATGGCGCAACCAAGACCTTCAGCACACACGGCGAAGGCTTTATTGACGTGATGGGTACCTTCACATTTGAAGGCAACTCAGACGCCGATACGCTGTTTGACGCCTTCCAAGCGGGCACACCAAAGGCGATCCGCCTGCTGACTGAAGGCAGCGTGATTGGCACGAGCACCATCAAGCACAGCCTGCAGATTGACCTGTATGGGATCTTTGAAGAAATCATCCCGATTGGCAGCGAGCAGGATGGCGACAACCTGCACACGGCAGTCTTCCACGGCATTTCCGATGGAACAGCGACTCCCCACATGCTGGGCGTGAAAGTGTCCACCAGCGCGAACGCCATATAAGGATGGTTATGAGAACCCTGAACATTCCGAAAGTCATCCGACCGCTGCAGCTGGCAGATTACGCAGAAGAATTGAAAGACACGGTGATCTGGGTGTGGGTGAATCCACCGGTGAGCCTGCTGGAACGCTGGAGCGCACTCGCAAGCGAGAGTTTGCAGGCGATTGAGCAACTGAATGCACCATCAGACAACACAGAGGTGGTGGAGCGCGTGAGAGCCACACTAGAGCGGATTGGGACTGAGGAAGCAGGAATCATCTCGGAACTGTGGAGCCAGAAGGAAGGCGACACCTGGCTGGCAGAAGACGTGCTGCGCCTGGTGGAAGAGACGCGGGAAACTGATCCGATGTTATGGGCATGGCTGCAAACGCGAACGCGGGCAATGATCCGGGAGCATCGGAACGGCATAAAAAAAGCATGACCCCTGCCCTGTTGGCATTAGCCGAGGGCAGGGGCACCAGCAACCCGTATCTGGCTGGAATCTTATTAGCGCAGCGGATCAACAGCACGGTGGGTTATCCACTGGTAGCACCGTGGGAAGTGGATCAATTACCAGGTGATTGGCTGGATGCGTTTATGGCATTGACGGACCGGCTGCCAGCGATGCGAGCCGGAAAACGCAAGGTTGAAGACCGGCTGGCAGAGTGGCGAGCGAGCCATCCTACGTATGGAAAGAGGCAGTAATGGCTGAAACCAACAAGGTCCTGAATATCATCCTGAAATTTACCCAACAGGGGAAGGACAACCTGGATAAAGCAGGCGCCGGATTGAAGAAATTCAATTCGGCATTTCAGGATATTACAGGGGTATCCCTGGGGGCGGCAGGAGCGCTGGCGGCGGTTGGATCAGCGATGCGGTTTAGCGTGAATGCTGCTATGGAAAGCGAAAAGGTGATGGCAGCCACGCAATCGGTCATCCGCAGCACCGGCGGCGCGGCGGGCATGACCGCGGATCAGATTGCAGCCCTGGCACAATCGGAAAGTGAACTGACATCCATTGATGATGAGGTGGTGCAAGGCGGCATGAATATGCTGCTGACCTTCAAGGGGATTGGAAAGGATGCTTTTCCGCGGGCAACCAGGGCAATGGAAGACATGGCAGTTGCTATGGCGAAGGGAGATACTGCCAGCGTTGACCTGCAGGGCACTGCCATCCAATTGGGCAAGGCGTTGAATGACCCGATCACAGGCATGACAGCATTGCGGCGCGTCGGTGTGAACTTCAGCGCTACACAAAAAGAACAGATCCAGAACTTCATGGAGCAAAACGACCTGGCAGGCGCCCAGGCGATCATCCTGGGAGAGCTGGAGAGCGAGTTTGGCGGCATGGCTGAAACGATGGGGAACACAGCTGCCGGAAAGATCCAAAAGGCAAAGAACGCCCTGGAGAACCTGGGCGAATCAGTTGGTAATGCGGTACTCCCGGCAATCACATGGCTGGCAGAGAAAATGGCTGACGGTTTGGATGTGATTGCATCGTTTGGAGAGCAAACGAAAAAGGTGAATGACCTGCTGAGAGAGCACAAGGGCGAGGTGCTCAGGACAGCAAAATCGTATGACGATTATGTGAAGGAACTGAAACGCGCAGCAACGGCAGCAGGCTACCGGGTGCTGGCTGATGGCAGGATGATCACAGCTGCAGGCAAGGTGGTGGATGCGCAGTACGTGCTGACTGAAGAGACCTACGCAACCGCTGCAGCCATTGAAGACTTTGCACATAAAGAATCACTGTTGAGCGGACCTGTTGGAGAAGCTTATATCGCCAGCCTGCACGCACAGGCAGAAGCCACCGAGCTGACGGTTGAACAGATTACCGACCTGAAACAGAAACAGAGCGAACTGGCGCTGTTCATGTCGGGGCCGCTAGGCAAGGAAAACGAAAAATACGCATCGTCACAAGCCGATTTGCGGCAAAAGATGAAAGATGTGGCGGCAGAAATGGACAATCTCGCC